GGGCGTCCGGGGGGCGCCCGGTTCTGCTATGCTTGGACTTGAAGGAGGACGATATGTCAGAGATTTATGCAATGCCACCAGAGACTCGAGCGGGATTGTCGTTTGATTATTCTGTGTGGTCTGCCGGGTCTGTTATTACGATGGTTAATGTGCCTTTCGACAATACGTATCGGGATATTGTTGACTGGAAGTCGTATGGCCATACGCCTTACGCTTATGTTAAGTCTTTTAACAACTTGCATAAGGTTGAGATTAATCAGATGACTTATCTTGCGCAGGGTAAGCCGATTCGTATTCCTACGCCTTTCACTAAGGCTAACCAGTACAACTATGTAATGGTCGAGAACCCCGGACGCCCGGTCAATAACGTTGGTTTTGAAGGATACACACCCAGTGTATTTTTCTATTTCATTACTAGCATTGATTACATTGCACCTAACACAACACAGTTGACGCTGCAACTTGATGTTTGGACAACCTATTACCAGCGCATTAATTTCGGCCGTAGTTATCTCGAGCGCGGACATATGGGCATCGCTGCAACCGATTCGTTTGATAATTATGGTAAGAATTGGCTGACGCAGCCTGAGGGTTTGGATATGGGTTCTGAGCACCAGATTATTCGGACTTACCGTCGAATGCTTGCCGACGTTAATAACTATGATTATATTGTTATCGTTGCTTCAACTATTAAGTTAGATGAAATGCAGGGTTATGGTACCTCAGACAATCCCCGCGTAGATATGGCAACGTCTTCAAGAATTGAAGGATTACCTAATGGTGTTGAGATTTATGGTTGCACCGCGCAGGAATTCAAAAAGGGTATGACGGGTCTACGGTATTTCCCATGGGTTGCACAAGGGATTGGATCAATTACGATTGTTCCGAAAGATATTGTCGACTTGAATGCCGGTGATAAAATTAAAGTCGGGAAAGATACAGGTCAAGGAAACTGGACCTGGCTATCTGACGATAGTGTTTACATTAATCGCAACTATTCGTTGACTGATGCTAGTTTCAGGAATGAATTCCTTTCTCTAATTCCCAAAGAGTATCGGGAACTCAAGAAGTTTGTGACATCACCCTACTGTATTGTTGAGTTAACAACGTATTCTGGTAACCCCGTTGAGTTTAGGCCCGAATCTATTCGCACTGCGGGAATTAACATTAACCAATATGCGCATGTTGCACCGCCTAATCCGTCTTTGTTTTTTACTATCCGTGACTATAACACGATTACAGAATCTGTGATTGTTGAGCGCCGCGCAGGTAAGGTGACAAACGAATATGGTGAAGGGTGGGACATGTGTACTGGCTACACGTCATTGCCTACATTTTCGGCTGTTAATAATTCCTCACTGAACGCCCTGGCTTCCTCGGCACACACTGCCGCCGCTCAGGTGAATAATGCGAAGTGGCAGCAACAGCGTGCTCAGCGTGCTGCTAATTCTGCGCGTGACGTTGCTAATGCGGGTATTGCTGCGACTCAGGCTGGGGCTGAGAATTCTATGTGGGGTAATTCTGCTATGGCGGATTCTCAGTCACGTTACAATAACATGAGGGCAACTGTACAGGCTACGCAAGGTGCCATGACTGCACTTGGCGGTGTTATGGGGCTGAATGGTTCGGCGGCTGGTGCTGGTATTGGTCAGGCCGCTACGGCCGGCGTTTCTGCGATGATTAATAATTCTCAGGCTCAGTCGACGGCGAATATTCAGAATCAGTTGGCTAGCGGCGCTTCGCAGATTTCTCAGCAACAGCAAAGGACCGTGCGTGACACTAATTATGAATTGGCTCAGTTCGCCGCCAATGGGGACTATGAGGCAGCCATCGCATCGATTAACGGTCAACGGCAGGACATGCAGGTCATTCCTCCGTCCGTTGTTGGTCAGACATCGGGCTACGTTTCTGCGATGGTCTCCAACGGGCTTGTGATTGATGCTAGAATTAGGAGTGTCTCGCCGGCTGCGATGCGTAGTATTGGTGATTTCTGGCTTAGGTATGGGTATTTGATGAATACTTGGATTAAGTTCCCGAAGACACTTAGCCTTATGACTGAATTTACATATTGGAAAATGGCTGAGTGCTATTTGGTTGACACAACTATCCCCGAAGGATTCAAGGCCAGCGTTAGGGGAATCTTTGAAAAGGGTGTTACAGTTTGGCGTTCTCCTCAGCGTATTGGTAACACAAATGTTCGCAACAATCGGATCGACAAGACGGTTAGGGTGACTCTTAGTGAGTAAAAAGGATTATGTGCTTAACGGCATTTACAAGAAAATTATGGCATCTCCCCCGTCTTCGTCGGAAGCACGGCAGATGCAACTTGAGCACATGTACCGGCGACAGTTAATGGGGAAGTGTCTTTCTCGGTTTACCTGGGAGGGGCTACCTAATGGAATTGATCCTCGGTTTATTGAAGCAACTATCTTCAATAACGGGTATTCGGTTTTCTATTTCGATAGTTTCTTTGAATTGTTTATGGCAATGCCCGCAACAATCTCAGGACCGCTGGACATTCAGGATAATCCCACTGGATATCGTGTCACCCGAAACGGCGTCTATTCTCGCGAAGTGAGCGCTTCGGAGTCGGTATGTATTTGGGGGAATCAGGTACGTGAGCCGGAAATCGACGTGGTTCTCTCCTATGCCGCACGGCTTGCTCAGATTGACAGGACAATCGAAATTGACTTACTGAACGAACGTAATCCCATGATTGTTGCGTGTTCTCAAGACCAGCGCCTTACCATTCAGAATCTTATTTCTAAGATTTATGATGGTGAGCCGGTTGTATGGGGCACTGAGAATATGAGTATGGATAATCTCGCCAACACTATTGGCGTGTTTCCACTTAATCAGAATGCTGGTGCTGGCGCTGTTTCTTCAATCAAGCACATGGAATCTAAGGCCAAGATTTGGGGCGAAGCGCTAACAATGCTTGGAATTATGAATGTTAATTCCGAGAAGCGTGAGCGCATGGTGGTCGAAGAAGCGGCTGCTAACTCTGGTCAAGTTTTGGCGTCCCGCGAGTCGTTTATGAAGCCGCGTGAGTTGGCGTGCGAGCAGATTAATGATATGTTCGGGCTTAACGTGTCATGCTATTGGGCTGTAGACGATAATGCTGCGCCGAACCTTAATGACTATCTTGCTAATTCCAATTTGACAACCTATGGGGGTGACGATGGCGGTAACAACGATAATGCTTCGTGACGTTGTGCGGATAACTGACGACCATATTGGCCTTGACGATTATCCGATCTTCGACGAAGCATACAGGAAAACACTGAATGACCGGATTAAGAAGACCTATTGGCTTCAAGAGATTGCTCACGAGACAATAGATATTTTTATCTGGCGCCTAAACCTTAAGATGAATTTGATTATGCCTCGGTATAATCGAATGTATCTGGCGGAACTGCAAAACACGGACCCGCTTGAAGGCAATCGCCACTACAGCGAGACCAGTCAGGATGGTAAGTCTCAGAACTCTGGGATCAACCACCAGACGGGCAGTGGTAGTGGTACTAACAAGTCCAAAGGGCGCACGGTGGGTTCTGACACCCCTCAGACGCGTCTCGCGGGCGACGGGGACTATGCTACGAGCATCAGCGACGCGAGCACGTCGGGAGACACTACGTCGCGTAACGAGTCGGATAGTACGTCATCGTCAAGCAACAATTATGTTAACAATCAACACTCTAGTTCGTGGGGCTATTCCGGCTCCAAGGCTCGAGCGATTGCGGACTATCGGGGAACACTGCTTAACGTTGATGACTTAGTGATCGCGGAACTCAGTGAACTATTCCTAGGACTATGGGACACAGACATGCCCCATACTCCTGGGGGACTTATTAACGGATACACTTACGGTCTAGGACTTGGAGGATATTATGGCTACTGGTGACGAGATTCTGGGTAATATTGATCGAGCGCTTTGGCGCGTTCAGGCTCGAAGTATTAACAATATTACCCCGTTTACCTACCGCGATGGTCTCACGTATATTGACGTGCTTGAGCGGCTTCGTAAGTCTGTTATCGACGTTATCGAATTCACTAACAGTTTTGGTGAGGAACAGGATAAGGTTATCAGCCGAATCAATGAAGTTGTGAATACGTTCATCGGTGAGATGGAGAAGACGCACGCCAAATGGGACGCGCAAGCGGAAGAGCGTCGTGTTGCCATTGAGTCTAAGATGAACGATTTTCAGAATAAAATTGTTACCGCAGCATTTATTGGCGACGACAATGGAAACACCGTCTCCGCCCCCACAATTGGTGGTGCAAAGTTAAAGGTTCCTTCGAAGAAGTGGCAGGACGGTATTGATTCTCAGATAACTGAGATCAAGTCCGCTGCATCAACCCTAAGCAGTGACGTCACTTCCCGTATTGCCAATCTCAAACAAAGCGTAGATAACGATTTCTATAACAAGGCTACCAGCGATAAGCGTTATGATCCGATTCACAGGGTGCTCTACCCACATTCTCTAATTATCGGTTCGTCTAATGCCGAGTCTCGTGGTTGGCCTAACGGCGTCTGGGAGCGTTGGTTGCAGGCTAAGGGTGAGATTCCGCATAACTACGGGTATTCTGGTGGGGGTTTTACTTCCACTCCCGACAATAACTTCAACACCCAGATTGATAGGGCTATTGCAGATTCTAAGGGGGATCGCGCTAGGCTTACAGGGCAGATCTATGTTATTGACATGTTGAATGACGTTCGCGGAAAGGCAGATATCCGCTCCTCGGCTGAGACCTTTGTCAGAAAGTGTGTGCAGAATTTCCCTAATGCAAAGATCTATGTCATTCCGGTCCTGTATAATGAGCATTCCCTTAACAATAGTTGGGATATGGCAATGTTTTGTGCGAACCTAACCAATGTGATTAAGGAAGTGCTTCAACCGTATGGTGGGCTTGTCTGTGAGAGTTCCCGATCTTGGTTCCACAACGGGAGTCAGCCCAACTATTTTCCTGATGACGCTGGCGTTCATTTCAGTACTGCTGGGTATGAATTTGCTCAAAGACAATTTGATCAATGGCTTGAAGGCGGTTCGGGATGGATCGATCATGGTTGGTATGACCTGAAAAACGGTACTAATTATAACAAGATTAAGAATGACGATAAACTTCAAGCATATGTGTGTCGAAAAGGTGATGTCGTTTATATGCACGGGACGTTCTCAACAATTCAAATGGCTGCCGGAGACAGGGTGTTCACTCTCCCCAGTTGGGCGAGACCATATCGCCCAATGTATGTTACTTCGTGGGACGGTACTACTGGGTTCCCGCTTATTGCTGGTAGTAACGGAATTCTAGGTGTGAGTAGTAGTCTTAAAGATAATACCACTCTAGCATTTAATGGGTCCTACTGCATATTTTAGCAGTACATAGTGGGCCGCTACTCTTGATACAA